GCTACTTCAAATTTCTATTAAAAATTATCGTTTCACAAGCTTGTGTGATCTTGGTGCTCTAGGATCAGGAGGTTCTATGGTCTCGATATCCGCAGCTGTGTCATTTATGAATTTGAGAGCTTCATAAGTAATTTCTAAGCCACTTCTATTTGATTCCCCTATACTGCAGGAAGATATAATACTATCCCACACTTTTAAAAGTGCTCTAGTAGCTGAAGTGGCAGATCTGCTCAGCATTTTCAACTGTAAGGATAAGTTTTGCTTTAAATGTTCATTTATCACTGGTTCATTCAAAAGCAGATTTGATTTGTCTGACATCAAACTATCTAATTCTAACAGATAAGTTGGATTTTTCACTAATTTAACAATGCTGTCTAATTTTATTTCTGCTCCTGAACCCACAACAATATTTTTGAATTTTTTTGTTTTATATTCTTCTGGTTCATAATTCAATTCATCTAAGTACTCCTTAAATGTTTCCATTGCAATATCATCAAAACTTTTAGGCGTTGATTTCAAAATATGGCCTTTGCACAGTTTTATTACAGTTTTTAAAGGTTTATTTATTATGTCAGCTAGATCAATATTTGTGCCTAAAATTTCCATTTTTTTGATTATTTTGTTACACAATGATTCTGAACAAGATTTGCTATCTGAGTCCAAATTATATTTTTCATTTATGAATAAAGTTTCCAATTCAGCAGTTGATCCCAAAAATTTCATAGTTTCATTTAAATCCTGATTGATTACAAGAGGAGGTAACACCGATTTTGAAAAACATTGCTCTTCTAAGTCAAGGACTTCAAGTCCTGTTCCTGTATTAGTGTATTGGAAAATTTCATCTAATTCATTTTGAATTTTATCTTGCATTTTGAAATTCAAGAATTTTATATTATATTTAGAGCAAGTCTCACGGGAAAAAGAAAAAGCTAAAGGACAGTATAAATAATACGTCTGATTGGTTGTCAATGAAATTAGATTGGAATTGATCATATAAACATTCCTCTCTTTTGCCAATATTTCTACGAAAAAAGGGATCAAAAAAGATACTTCGCTGTCCAATTTCATTTCTTCCTTTCTGTGTGTTCTTTTGTTGTATTTTTTAAATTTCCTGATTATCTCAGGATTTTTTGGTTTATGCTTTTGTAGCACAATATTGGTCACCATCACATTTATATCTTTAATGCTGTGTAAGATAAAAAGTGGTATAACTAGATTTTGTACTGTTTGTTTTAACATATTTTCTTCTTTGACATTGTTCTTTTCATCTCTCAGCTTATCTTTCCAATCAATCCACTGGTGTTGTGAAACCACATTGCTCTTACCTTTCCTCCTTTTCAGCTCATACTCCTCAAGGTCAAATCCACTTAGTTGATAGTTGATGCTAAATTTTTGTTGTAAAGGGTTGAAGTCGTGTATCATTTCGGCTCTTGCTTGAAGATCGTTCATGATGTCAATTGTCTTATAATTATTAGCAACATATGCCGGGTAAATTACAGGCAAGTCTTTGAATTCAAGCTCTAACCAGGTTATTTTTTGTGAAAATTTTGTCTTGTTAGAAAAGGATTGTTCAGTTGGTAATACATTTTTACACTGCCTTTTTATCTTACTTCTTATAGCATCAGATTTTTTTAACAACATTTTATCTGGTTTAGTATAAATGCTTTCATTTTGTGACATACTGGTGCAAGACATGTAGAGATTACCAAATATTGAAATCCATTCCATTTTCACATCCTTATTCACAGGGCATTGTTTGAAGTAAGCAGCTCTATGCTTAGAAAATGCTAGCATGTAGTTCGTGTTTTCGAATACCATTTTTATAAGTCTGGCTAGAAAGATGACATAGTTGTTTCCAAGGAAATAACCTGGTGTTGCTGTGTAATTGCAGAACAGACATTGGGTGCTATTCTCTATTATATGATCCCATGTCATAGAATCCGATTCAAAAATTATGTCTGAGTTTTCATGGACAAGTTTAACAGGTGTTAAATCACAATCATTACATGTCTCAGCAATCATATTTATCAAAATTAATAGGTGTTGATAAGACAAATCATAATTCATAACACCAATGTTGAATATCTTGAAACTATCATACCTCCCAACATCATCCAAAAGCAACAATTTATTCAAAGCCGATTGACTATCGTTCTGCATTTGTATTAAATACAACTTGAATTCCTTTTCTGTGCTGTTATTTATTTTAAACAAGACATCATCCCTTATTTTTGATATTTTATTGTAGTCTTCCGAATAAAAAAGCTGTTTTAAAGTGTTGTTGATTGAATTAGCAGGTATCATTTCCAAAGCTTCGTCAATACCTAATATGTCACCAATTGTTTTAACATATTCATTTTTCTCTATGATCGATTCAAAGATGTCTGACCAAATTATTTTAGTCATCTTTGTTTCTTGACTATGTGATATTTTATTGTACAACTCTGTGCTAATTATGTCAGTTTCAACATCAATCTTAGAATATTTAAAATTTTTTAGCAACAGACTGCTGTTCTGTATTACCAGACCCGCCATCTCACATAATTCTTTATCATCTAAGTTGATGTTCAGAAGATTTGTTATATCAAAATCATAATCTAAATTTATTAAAACTGATTCAAATGTGTCTATGCTCATTTGGACACCTTTATCTATCACTGAAAATCTCCAACCGTATTTTCTTACAAAGTGTTCAGTCTCAAATATATAGAAGGGCAATGAATCTTCATAGTTTGTATTTAATATACAAGATTTGATTTCATCTCTGTAAAAAAAACCTAACTCATTAGCTGTGTTCAAACCAAATATCAACTCTGTTTTTGATATTCTGTTATGTGATTCAAAAGGTTCAATTTTCATAGAGCTTAGAAAATGCTCCAAAAATATCCTATTGTTCCCTTCTATGGTGAATCTATCTGTTAAATGGTGCTCTATATTAATCATCCTTTTACCTAGAATTCCTATCTTGAATTTTACCCCGCATTTGACCAGAACTGAACCGTGCCCTATATAGTTTCCTAATACTTTTCTCTGATCTTCTAACCACACTGCAATATTATCTAAATTATCCAATTTTATCTTGGTATTGTCAGTCAAATCAAAACTATTTAGGCACAAATTATAGCTGTTATTAAGCCTACAAGCAGTGCTGAAATCTTTCAATTTCACGGGTATCACCTTACACAAACACTCCTTAATGTTTTCAAATTTTTCTGAATTAGCATTATATTGATTCAAAGATCTCCACAGCAACATAGTATAGAGCACATCAAGATAAATTTTATCACTGACCCAACCATATTCTGTTTGATTGGATTTTTCAGCTCTTGAAATTCCATAGGTGTTTAATTTCACCTTGATATTGTACTTATAATTATTGCACAACAGAGTTAACAAACCATGCTCATCAAAAAGCATCCTTTCATTGGAAGATAAGTTCGAGTAAAAGTAGCTTACCTTGTTTTTTGATTTAGAAATGAAATCACAGAAATTCTTTATAACTTTTATGTTCATGTCTATTTGTAGTTCCTCAAAAAAATTTTTGTATTTCTCAATATCAGTACCCAATAATTTGTTGGTGAATAAGTACGGTGTGAGTTCTGGCCTACAAAGCTGAGTGGATAAGCTTAGACTGTTCATTTCTGGTATAGGTGAATTATTGAATCTTGTGATGTTAAGCTGACAAGGTTTCAGACTACTCACATTTTCTACAATGTCAATTGAAAATTCTTTCTTCTCATCTAAGTAACAAAGCATGGACTCCAATCCTGCATATTGAAATTTAATTATATTTTTCTCTAGGGTACAATCTTGCAATTCGACATTCACATACATGGCAAATAATTCGATTAAAGTTATTGTTTTATTTGAGCTTGTTAATATACAGCTTCTCCTACTAGATGAAAGTGTGTCTGTGGTTCTCCTAATGTCTTCTACTGATAATAGTGAATTGTTGAAATCTTTGGAGTTCAACATACTTTTGAACCAAAATAAGTTCATCAAACTATGATTGGTTTTGTTTTGGCTAAAAAACCATTCGCTATCCTCAAAATCAGGCAATTTGACTTCATCAAATTCTTTAAACATCACAGGCTTTAGAGGTGCAAAATTTGTGGTCAATGATGGCACACCATCAGTGTAGTCTTTGTCTAAGTACTTGAAGAGAGTGTATATTCTTGTGAATTTGTCAGGATCATAATGTAATATAGTCATATCATCTGCACCTGAACCATAAGCTTGATACAAGTGAGGGAGACAGTTAGGTATAGAACCTAAATTTGGATTAATATTTAAATTTCTTATACCATAAATCCTTAAATACATGTTTGCATGGATTATTTGATTTTTATAACATTGTGACAGACTACAGCCGTTTTGCAGCAATTCAATAGATTTGCTAATAACCTGTTTCATATCAGTTGAAATTCCTTTACCTGACAAAGATAAGTTAAGATTCTGTACAAATTTTGGGGTTAAAGGCAGTAGGTTGTTATTTATATACAGTATTGAAACAAGCTCAAAATAATTTCGTGAAATTGAGCATTTCTTACTGGACATCATATGGTTTACAGTCTTGTGAATGAAGGCATAAATATTCAGTATGCATTTCAATATTTTATCATTGTCAAAAAAAGGCAAACTCAGCTTACCTGCACTATCATCTGAATGTGCACGCATGATTAAGGATACATCTAAACCTGCAGAACCGTACAAAGCTTCAACATACAAGCTACAAAGCGTTTGAGCAGCAGCATGCATGAGTGATGATAAAAAATTGAAAATGCCCATTACGAAACTATAAGGGAGGGTGAATGAGGCAGCATCAACTTTTTCAACCTGCTTATACCTCTCTTTTAAAGAGCTCTGTAACTCTTTTTCTTCATTAGTTATCTTTTCTTTTTTTAATCTTTTCAAATTGATTTCATTGTTTATCTTCTTAATTGCCTCTAATTCCTTGATATTTAATTTGTTAAATTCACCATTTCTGTAAAACTTCTCTTTCACTTCTTCAAAATTGTAAAGAATGCTATCTCCTCCGGACTCTTCAGGGAATTGTTCAAAATTCACAAATTTCCTATAATCATATGATGATTCCTTATTCAAAACAGAAAAAGCTACTTCTGATCTAGCATAAATTTTTTTATTTCGGTATCTATAAGCAAAATCATTTAAAGTGTCAAGGAGATCAAGAGGTATTACACCCCTCATACCTGAGCAGAAATGTACAAATTTTTCAAAATTACACTTAGGCCCCCATCTCCTGCAATCAAGTGTGAGAAAAATAATGTCACTAGTAGAAGAATTTTTTTCAAAAACTGCTGAATGAATATTCATAGATCTTTTTGAAGAAGGTATGCTTATTATTTCATTGTCCATGTAAGCACACATAAACTTGAAATATTTTTCGATGCAATACTGATGTAATTTCGTGCAATAATCCATGCAATAAATCTCTCTGGGGCCGCCTCTCTGCACTTTACTGACAACATGGAAAATCACTTGCTCTAATGGAGTCTTGGCCTGCATGGTCTTAAATGTTTCATTCATATCTTTAAGTTTTTGATATTTTTTCACATCAGTTAAATCAGAATCAAGTATGCTTATGATTTCAGTTAGCTTAGTAGTATCTAAAAGCTTTTTATACACAATGAAGTAACCTTTCCTGGAGAAAAACCTGCCCTTCTTTCTTTCCCCTCTCAAACCGTGATTGTTAGCCATTTTGTCCACAGGTGTTCCTAGCAGTTCATACCATTTATTTTGGAGAGTTATTGCATTCGTTTTTTGTAAAACTTGCTCTGCACAGATTTTCCCTGCCATGTAAGCCATGTTAGGGTCATAACCTAAATCATCTTTTAAAAGTTGTTCTGACTGAGTTCTATGGTCATAAGTATGTCTATCTAAAAATTCCCCATCTCTAAAGGAACCTAAATCTTCTATGACACTCTCATAATTTATCTGGTTCTCAACACTGTTTTCAACGGGTGCTTTTGTCATCATAAATGTGCCATAAATAGTGTAACAAAAGTCGTCTATAGAAATTAATTTCCTATCACTAAATAGATGTGATACAGGGGAGTCATTAAAACTACCCTTTTCTATCACATTTAATTTAGACCATTTTTTTATTTCTTTGTAATAATTGTAATATCTTTCAATTAGCCTTTGCTTTAAAAGTGCATCAAACAGTGTGTAATTGAAAGTGCCAAAGGTTTTCAGAATTTCATCGAGCTTGGTAAATATTGCCAGGGCATTTACAAGCAAATATCTTGTATTATGCATCAAAACTTCTGTCTTCCTTCTATTATGAAACATCAACCATATGGGCAATGACAATATATTTTTGGTTTCTATTTCTGTGTGTTTTTCTCTTAAAGAGGAATAAGCAGTTATTATTCTGTATGGTGCAGCCAAATAATCTAATAATATATCTTCATTTAAGCTCATCCATGGTGTTTCTTCATATAGTACACCTTCTTTTTCAAAAATTCTTTTGTTTGTATTCCAAAGTGGACATGTACTGTCACAAGGGTAAGATAGTTTGAATATTTTTGATTTCCCAGTTTTGAAGATCTTTTTTCCTCCTTGAACATATAGTTTTACATTCTTTAGATTGAGGTTATCTATGACAACTTGATTGCTCTTGTGTGTGTAAGTTGATATGCACAAGAGCGAATAAGCCAGTCTGCTTAAGAAAACAGATTTGTTAAACACATCAGTATCTTGTATTTCGAATAAAGCAGTGTTCAATTCGTTGATTGACATTTGTTTAAGCTGACGGTGTAGCTCAGCATCGCATATGTTATCTGGTATATCCAAATTAAAGTTGATTTTCCCACTTGTCTTCCAACCATTTGAAAATAAACTCTCAAGGAGATTTGATTGGCCCTCTTCAGGTAGTCCGTAACCATGAAAGCCGCGCCCACTGGACCAATCCCTCTCCTTTTCAATATCTTCTAAGACGTTCTTCTCTAAATACAAAAAGTCGCGTGATGATCTAGCAGCTTTCTTTATAGTTTTTTGAAGTGAATTTATTTCATTTTTTAAATCAACCATCTGTTTTTCGAGAGCAGGATAAAGGTTTACAAATAGTCTATGTTTTAAAATGAGACCACCATTAGTCATCATTATTTGAAAGTATTCCTTGTTCAATTTTTTCAATTTTTTGAAATTTTCATCATTCTCTTTATCAGCTGTTATCTCCACTTTGTTAGGATTGTAGCACCTTTCTATTGCAAGCTCATCTATAGTATTCAATGTCGGTGATAAATTCCCTTTATAATTAAAATCCCCTAATTTTGTCTCTTTCATGTTATTTGAACTAGGCATAGCTACAAAACTTCTTCTTGGGTCTTTGAATGTTGGCGGATTTGCTGCTGGATTTATCACATTATTTTTGTACATTTCTCCCCTCAACTGTGTTATTGAAGAGAAGACTAAATCATCTGTTAAGGCAGTTGTCAAACTTTTACAGCTATTAGAATATAGGCTGTGATTGGACAACATCTGATCGAAGTATTTTGAATTTATTTTGTCATTAGAAAGGGGGTTTTTTATTGGCTTGTAAACTTTTTCATAAATTTTTGGTATCAAAATTTTTTTAACTGAATGCCCATTTTCAATCTCTTCTTTTGTATGATTAATAGGACAAGGTATATAAATCTTATCCTTACCTTCTATCGCTGGCCCTTTGAAGTTGTTGTATATGGCCCAGGAATTTGAAATTTCCATGTCAGTTAAAATTTTATCACCTAAAATTCCACTGACATTTTCTCTTATTGATTTTCTTTTATTGTAATCTTTTACTTTGTAGTAACATTCTGGTTTAACATTATTCAAATCATTGACCAATCCATAGAAATTCATCTTATTGGCTTCGACAAGTTTGAATTTCCACGGTTTTTCACTGTAATTTGTCAAAAACGGATTATCAACTTCACGTAATTGATCTGAATTAAATATAAGGGATAATAGAGAATTATCAACAACTCTGAATATCTTACACCAAGAATTCAGCTTGGCTATAGTTAGTTGATTAAATTCCACATTGTATTGAGCTTTAATTCTGTTTAAATTTTCTTCCAAGGTATCCTTTGTAACATAGATGACAGGTTTGTAGTCAACTGAAAAGCTTGTTTTGTACTCATTGGTGTAAGAGTTGGAAAAAGCTCTGATCTCATCTCTATATTTTGATGTTTCCATGTTGTAACCTTTCTGCATGTTTGCAGTTTTAATATCTTTTGAGACGGAGAATTCAAAGATTGTTAATGACAAACCTGAAATGTGGAGGTAATCAGGTGTTTTTTTGGAATTGATTAGATCTTTCAGTTTGACATCAGTTCCAAAAGAACAATGTATATTGAACACCTCATTAAGTATGACATATGCAAAAAAATCATGTCTCAAGTGCCAGAATGCATTGATATTATTCAACATAATATTATCAAAATCTGAGTAATTTTCGTATGACTTCATGAGTAAAGCTGCTGCAGCTAGAACAGACAAAACACAGCTTGTCTTTGGATAGTGACTTTTAAATTGTGTCATTGAAGAGTAGCAAGTGGCGTGGTCATTCAAATCAAATGCAATAAAACAGCAATCAGTCACTCCAGGGACTTCTGGGATTTCTTCATATTCACAGTGATCCAATGAAATGTCAGAGTCGCTTTCATCACCACCACATTTAAATTTAGCTTTTATGTTGTTGACAATACCTCTAATCTTAAAGAAATGATAATTTGAACAACCTTTCAAGGCCTCTTCCAGATAAGCCAAGTGTTCAGTCTGGAACTCAAAATTAGAATCAACCATGTTTAGAATATCGCCCTTGTCGAGTTCACAGTATTCAAAATTATCAGCTTCACTGTGAATTTCTTTAATATCAGATGGTATCACCTCAATAGAACCTTTGTCAACAATTTCAAGATTTATAGCAACTTCATGGGATAGTGCAACTGTAGCGTCCAATGAATCCTTATATTTCTTTATTGCATGTCTATATTTAAAAAAATTTGAATTGCTAACACTAGACAATCTTACAAATTCATCATATTCTTCCGTACAAGTGATAATAATTTCATTTGTCACAATGAACCCAGTCTCACTTTCAATAATTTTCAAGTGATTTTTCTGTATTATATTCTTATTTATATTGAATTCTGTATACCTTCGGTCTAATAAATTCAATTGTGTTAAAAGAATAGATTTAGAAACTTTTTCCAGCAAAGCTACAGGTATTACTAATTCACCTAAATCGGAAAAAATCAGTTCAAATGGCTCAAAATATCTATACAGAGTTTCTAATTGAACTAGTTCTATTTCAATTGAATACAGGTCTGATAATATGTTGTAAACAAGGTCAAATCTTTTGTCATTGAAAATAATGAGCATCAAACTTAATAATGATTCATTGATCTGATCACAGAAGACGTAGTAAGCGCAGTTGTTGTAAATTATTTGGAAGGAGTCAGAAAAATTTCCTTCAAATGGAACTTCATTGAATTTGTTTAAAAGTTTGTCTGTCATATACAATTTCAGATGAAGATCAGACAACATAATGTCATTGGGGTCGCACATTTCGAATCTAGAAAGCCTATTGTATACATCAAGCAAGTACGAGTAAGTCTCTTGGTGAGTGTCTTTGATCATAATAAAACATTCAGGATTTAGAACAAACTGTTTCATGTCAATGAAATTGTCTCCATTCAAATCGTCAAGAACAGAGTAAAAATGACATTCTGTATGAAACAAGACAATGTGCGGCTTATTGCTGTAATGATTTTGATCTGGATTAAATTGAATGAAATTGTCTTGTGTCCAACAATCAATGATCAACCCAAGCTGTTTGGATATTTTCTTAAGATCACTGTCTTCATTCCATTCCGAATCTGCTCTACCAGTGATGGATCTAAATCCTTCCAGTGAAAAAAATTTACAATGTTTGAGCAATTGATCCTGGACAGCATAGAGCATGCAATTTCCATCACCCTTGACATTTTTAACCCTGACATTCTCTGAAAATATTTTAACAGTTACGACTTCCCCTGAAATGACTTCATTTGTTGATTCCAGCAATTCAACTGACATTGTCGAAACTTTGCTTTGCAAATACTCAAAAATTTCTAATTCATTTTGAGTAAAAGCAGGTTTTTCTTCTTTAAAAAGAAGGTCATTTAACTTAGCCAAAAGTTCATCCTTACGGCTGCTTGAATTATAGTATCTAATTGTAGGAGCAATCCATTCAGAAATGTCTGATTGTTGAGCAAAAGAATTCAAAGCTTCTACAAAATCATCAAACAAGTTTCCTTTTGCTAAATCATCATTGAGAATTGCCGACAATAAGACATTATCTTTGAAGTTCATGTCCTCGAATGGCTGGCTGCATTCTGATAAATCGTCAGGAGATTCTGATTCTGTCCAGTCTGCC